AAGATGTATAGCTTCTGACACAAGTGCCACAGGCAATAAAAATTTCAATGATGTTCATTTATCATATATGTTTATTGCTAACTGTGAGGATGAAGCAGTTGATATTGACAACGGCTGGGGCTGGATAATAGATGATGTTGTCTTTGAGTTTAATGATGGCACTTATGTTGTGCAAGTTGTCGGTGGTAATTCCTTCAAAATTGTTAATTCTAAACTGATAGCAAATACAAATAATACTGCTGTAATACATTTATGGTCAGTTAATAATGCTATTATACAAGGCAATTTAATTCGTGCCTCTGGTACGAGTTCTGCAATCAGATTAAAAGATGCTGAATCAACTATTATTGCTGCTAATACTTTTGACTCCACAGTAGGAAATGAAGAAATATTCATAGAAAATGACTCGGACTTTGCAACTATAACAGGAAATGCTTTTGAGGGAAGTATTGCCAATGCTATTGAATGGGAAAATATGGATACTGGTGGGCATGCAATATCTGGGAATACTTTTAATACAGTTGGCTCACCTTATACAATCCCGATTCTTGATACAGGAACAGGCTCATATATAAAAATTTCAGGGAATACAGGACTAACGCAAACAATAACGGCAGCGGCAGGTGGCAGTATTTATACTTACGGCGAAACACTTATAGACGGGACTACCAATAATGTTGCGACTACACTTCCCGATGCAAGAGGAGTCGGTCAACGGAAAGTTGTAAGGGCAGTGTCCAGCGTTGCCAATTGTGCGTCAGGTGGAGGCGCCGATGGATGTATTATGACTATAACAAATGGCGATATAGGCACTTGTGAATTTGACGCAGTTGGAGAATCTTACATCGGTGAGTGGGATGGTGCTAAGTGGATTAAAGTAGGAGGAGATTGTACGTAATAAGAAATAGGAGGTGGCACGTTGTCAGAAGAACATGAAGTAAGAACAGAATGTGATAAGAAATTCACAGACTTATTTGAGTGGAAAAACTGTATGATGCCTAAGGTCGCTAAACTTCCCTCATGGTATTTACTTATCCCGGTGTTCGCTGTCATCTTTATTGCAATAGGATATTCATTTATCTTTGCCAATAATATAGATGATAAAAACGTTGTTGAACACAGAGAACTTGCAACTAAACCGGAATTGGTTAAACTGGCCGATAAGGTTGATATGATCCAAACGGCAGTTGATCGGCAATCGGTTCACATTGAATCATTAACAAAGGTCATGGAAAAAATGGACTCGAAACTTGACAGAGCTTTGGAGAAATGAATTATGGTCTGGTATAAACAGGGAGTATATGGAGATCTACAGATTCCTGCCCGGAAAGCATTGGGTAAGGTTGCCAGATTATATGCTTCCAAGAAACAGGATCTCTTCATAACGGCTATTAGAGATGGCAACCACGGATTCGGTAGCCTACATTATGATGGATTAGCATTTGATTTCCGTAAGGGCAAGGGGATATCTAAACTGGATATTCAGGACATGCTGGGACTTGATTATGATGTTGTAGAACATGAAGGACATTATCATGTTGAATATGATCCAAAAGGAAGGGGGTATTGATGATAAAATGTGGAGATATATTTTTAGTAAAGGGTACTGGCTGGATAGGTCGAGTAATAAATTTCTGGCAGAGTTTGAATTCCCTGGATAACAAATCAAAATACTCTCATACTGGGATAATATTAAATGAACAGGGCAAAACCATTGAAGCATTATGGACTGGGATAAAATATGGAGATCTGCATAACTATCTGGGGCAGGAAGTTTTGATAGTTAGATATAATAAAATGGATCCAGAAATAAGAGATGCGGCTCTGGCAAAAATCCGGGAATTAAAAGGAAAGCCATATCCATACTGGAGATTGATTTTACATACCAGTTCAATTATGAGGAAATGGTCTGGGCTGAAGATCCCAGTGTGTAGCGAGATAGTTAAATACTTCATGCGAATGATTCGTAACAGTGATGAAAGCTGGTGGGGATATAACCCTGATCGCCTGCATGATGATTTTAAGATAGATAAGGATTTTGATCCTCATGTATATGAGGGAGAATTAAACAGTAAAGTTTTTGGATCCAAATAAATCTTTAAGAAAACCCTTACTATCCAACGGTACAACATGATCTTCCATATAAGGATACCAGTGTTTCCAGTTCTTATGTATGTCCCCAGAGTTGTAAGGGTACTTATCTAAATAAACTCCCAGAACATATACCGGGGAATATCCCTTCTTGATGGCAGCTATCACTCCCAGGAGCGCTACAGATCCATGGAGAGGGTCAATCATTAAGACCTCATCAACTCTATGGTGTCGCTGGGATCCCACTTCCAGGCCGATAACATGAGAGTTATCAGGGATCGGGGAGTCTGCCGGGTGTAAAGTACAGACAAAATTCCAGGGATATCCGGGCAGCCAATTGTGTGTATGATTTAATGACATGATCGGCATAAAGACATTAAGGGATTTGTAATAATAGAATTCCAGGTCCCGAATGTAATCTTTCTCCGGTCCACCTACTATTAATATAGGGCCGAGCGTGGATGTTATCTGAAACTTGGCTGGTTTATCATTTATTTTCATTTGTCCCAGATTTCCTTCCAGTTAGAAATTGATTCATAATGTTTCTTCAGAGTATCTAACCTATCCAGATCATACCTATTCCATTCTTCAACTGCTTCCAGGATCTCCCAGCAATCAAATATATATAGCGGATCAAACTTTATCATTATTTCCCAACGGGACATACCTACCAGGATTCGGCCTTTATAAGTAATCAATGGATTGACTAAGCCGAATCTCCATATGGACACTATTATCTTATCAAAATATTCCTGACGTTCTGGCCGGCGTTTATCTCTTGTCTTGTATGAGAAGTGAACTGATCCAGCTCTAAAACCGGGGATTAATAATGCTCCCGGAATTCTCTTTTCTATGAATGATATTGGTGTCATTTTATCTCCTTTAATGTTGTTGAAAACATATTGATTCTCTTGTCATTATTATCAACCGAGCTGAATACAAGAGCTTCTGATTTGTCAAGGTTGAGCTGGTCACAGTTTTTACATAGGATTTCAGATCCGGGATCATAGCCCTTATGAAATGCAAAGATTTCTTTATATTTTATAGATTCAAATATATCAGCAATACTCTGTGTATTCAAATCCCCCAGTGTCAATTCCCCATTGAAATCAAAGCAGCACATATTAACAGTACCATCTACCTGTACTTGCAGCGGGGTATTGAAGGGTCTACCACAAGTATTCAACCGTTGTCTTTGGATCTCTCTAAACCTCAGCGTGTTCCCCCAGTTATGCGGTCTCCATACATCTATAACATCAGCCCGGCTAATCCAGAATTTAACACATTTCTGCCAGTTGACTCCCTCAATATCCATGAAATTCATATAGACCTTGGCCTGTCTGGATTGCTGACATATTGTATCAAGATTGGAAATCATGTTCTCAAAGGCATAGTAGGTTTTCACTCCGTGTATCAATTCAAAGCTCTCCGGGGTGTCCCCGTAAAAGCTTACCCGAATGATGTCCATACCAGCGGACTCAAGGAGCTTGAATCGGGAAGGTGTCAACATGGATCCATTTGTATAAACCGTAACTTTCAATCCCTTGGTTTTTGCAAATTCTATTTTATCATCCAATGTGGGATCATAAAGCGGCTCTCCAAAACCGGAAAAGGTAATTGAATTGAATTGATCGGTTTCTTTGAATATGTTATTCAATAAATATTTAAATCTTTCAAGTCCCATGGTTCCCGTTTGCCGGACAAATTGATTTCTAGGGCACATCATACAGTGATAATTACAAAAGGTAGAAACCTCAAATCTTAATTCATTATTAACTGGGGAAATTTGCATAACATCCTCTCTCTAAGATCTGGGCCGGAGCTTAAACAGATTTCTATATTGATTTTGAACGATATAGAATTTACTGGAGCCGGTGCTTTTCTTTGTTATAACTCCTAAAATATATAATTCCTCAACTACTTTCTTAGCAGTTGGCCGGGAAACCTTGATAGCATGGGTGATTTGGTTTAAAGTCATTTCTTTATTCCTACTGATAACAGTCAATGTTCTCAATCTGACATATGGAATTGTATGCCGGGTAACACGTTTAATGGCATTAATAGCCTTTGTTTTATCATTTAATATGTGCATAAGGCCGGTATATAAACCTGACATTTGCTTAGCAGCTCTCCAGGGTTCTTCTACGTTATCAACCGGGAAGTCAATGTACCCAGTTTTCCAGTCCCTTGAAACATCGGCCCGCAGCATTACTAACCTGGTTGCCAGGCCAGCTATGGCATCTGGATATAAAACCTTATCTGGAGTACCGCAGCCCTCAAGAAATTCCAGGGTAGCTTCTGATAGAATTTTATTAATTGATTTAACATGACCACCAGCTTTTATCTTATCCCAGATTTTAGATCTATCATTCATATCAAACATGGGTCTGAAGGTAAGAAAGCGTTCCCCCAGGGATGATTCTAGGGTGCGCATTTTCTCCAGGGCCGGAGTACCGGCAAGGATAATGCCAAACTTGGCTGAGAAATTCTTTGTCCCCAGACCCGTTGATTTCTCCAGCTCTCCATCATAGGCGGCCCGGAGCTGGCTGAATACCTGGCTGCGGTATGTAGGGTGCATATCAGTGATTGTACTGGCATCCTTGATAAGCATGTTACGGCCATCTAATCGGGGCAATAGAGAAGCTTCCTTACCATCTTCAGTATCTTTCTTTCGAGCGCCTGAAATTAATGAGTTCGGAGTTAGCAGCGATACACATTCTATTTCTGGAGATTTGGATAAAGCGCTTACAACTTTACTTTTACCGGAACTGGGCGGAGCAATAATCATCAGCCATACACTTTCATTGTCCATACGATTCGCAATAACAGTTGCAATTATGATAGGTAGAAAATCTTTTTCCTTTTCAAGGTAGAGATGCTTGTAGAAGATCTTCTCAAGTTTTTTGAATGTCATGTTTAATTCTCACATACCGGATTCTGAATACAGCCTATGCAATTATTAATAGTTACAATTTGTTGACAAGCAAGACCTTCGATTTTTGCAGGACTTACACCGTTATCTTTTGCTAGAGTTGTAACGTAAACTTCATCGCTCGGATCGCTTTCATTCCCAACTGTATCATGTGCAGTTACCATAAAGTAATAAGTTGTATCGTCTGTTAAGTTTGGTATGCTTCCCGTTGGCTTAACGACCTGTTTGTTTCCTAAGTAATCGCCAGAAGCCGTACCGTAGTAAATAGTATATCCTGCCAAGTCAGTCAGTTCTGTGTTGTCTGCGTTCATTGTGGGGGCTTTCCATGACAAAGTTATGTTTGCCGCCTGAACTGTTACTGCAAATGCTAATACGATTAATAATGTAAGGATTGTTTGTTTCATTTTGGCTCCTTTATATGCGGGATTGTAAGTTTATGATATGCCTCTAGTACATCAGCCATTTCTTTCCGTATTCTTTCGATGTTTGGCGTTTTCTTTTCATCTTCTGGATGATAATTGAGATAGCCAAATCGTTCTGCCTTACAAACTTCTTTTGTTAATTCAGAACATTCCTCAATTAATCTTATTGCAAGAGAACCTATATGTTTGTATTTTGGATCGCTCATGATTTACCATCCCCTACTGAGAGGTTTCATTATCCAAGCTAATATTCCCCACGCAATAACTATTCCCAATACCAGACCTATTATTATTCCGATAACATATTCCACTCTCCCCATCTCCTTTATTTGGACTGGTTAAATTCTATTACTTAATTTCCTTTTTTAAATCATCTTGAAGCTGTATTGACTTTGCATGTAGTGTAGTATTAAATTCAGATACAGTTCTTGTTTGAATACATATCTGATTTAACAGCTTTAAGGTTAATATCATAAATTTTATTCTCAAATCTCCCATCCCTCTCCCTCCTTTCGCCGTCAGGCTTTAACTCTTAATTCCTCTGCAAGTTTGACTATATCTGGATGCCAACGCTTGCCGGTTCCTTTGCATTTATCACATTTATTACAAACTTGATTAATCATATCAGCCATTGTAGCTGTCTGTCCTTGGCCGTGGCACTCAGGACATTTATTATCCCTCTCCCTCAAAACCATGTCACGGATGAAGTCGGACAGGAGTTTGGGAAAAGTTTTGGGGTTGAGTTCAATTAATAAAGTCTTAACATAGTCTGTACCTAAAAAGTCTTTCTCTAAATTAAACCCTTTACCAAAAAGATAATCATCATACCACTCCTGCTCCTCCGCCTTTTCCTTCATATCCCAAAAGGCTTCACTGTCACGGGCAAAGGACTTGAATCTATAATATACAAACATGTGCTGGTTACAGTTTTTACAAGTATTGCTGATTCCTAGAAATTCATGAAAGCACTCATCAGGAAACAGCACAGCATGTAACAGTTTATTTTCTTTTTCGTTCATTTCTTAACCCTCAATTTCCATCCCTCAGCTTTTAATTCTTCGGTGATGTCGAAAGTTCCAAAAACATTATTCAACTTAAATGGTAATTTATCTATATCAAACTCCAAATCGTCAACGGTAATTGATCTGGATAATATATTCCCTATTAAAGTGTATGGATGTTCTACTACATAATTTTCACCTATTTCTCTCGTTATCTCTCTAAAGATTTCCAGTTTGGTGATTTTCATTTCTTCTCCCTGTAAGGATTATTTGGACAATCTTTACATTGCCATTGTTCATTTTTGCAATAGTCACATTCTTTCATTTCTTAAGCTCCTTCAATATTTTCTTCTTAATCCCCTTTGCCAAGTTTGTATAATCTTTTTTGTTTTGTGCTGTCATATTGCTAAAACCAGTGTCAGTAGCAACGGCCCACAGAAAGTCTCTTAGCCAGTGTTTATCGGGCTTGGCTTTCATTTCAATATCTCCTCAATCGAACAATTAAAAATATCAGCCCATTCTGGCAAATCATGAGCATAGATTGATTGTGTACCGTTTTCAATATTTGAAATAGTTGCTGAAGATACGCATAATTTCCGAGCAACATTATCTTGAGTCCAACCTTTTGCTTTTCTTAATTGACAGAGCTTATCACCTAATCTTAGTTTTCTCTCTGATTTTCGTATTCTATATTCAAGGTCGTTATTCATTTCTTAAGCTCCTCTAATCGGGCTTTGCATGTGTGGTTTTTGAACTTCTTTTTTAGTTTATCTGGACTGTTCCAATCAATTCTTCCATTCCCAATCCTCACTCTGCGCCCGTCTTTTTTGATTACACGGACGGGAAAGTATGGTCTATCTTTAAATTCTTTGTCGCAAGAGGTGCAATTATAATAATATCCCATAAGAGTTTTAAATATTCTATAATGCCTCTTCCCATCTTCTTTATTTGGGTTGCAGAGAACTTTCATCTTCTTCCCATTGTTCACAGACGGCTTCTCTTGATAAGGTTATGTTATTTTCAGACATAGTACACTTATCAGTTCCATCATTAAACTTACAACCTGTTGCATAACATTCCATTTTATCCTCCTATGTTTCCAATGTTTGTATTAGGTCATCTATCCTACTATTAATACTTTCAATATGATTCCTTAACCAATTTTGATCTTGTTTAAGTGCTTTGATTTGTGATTTTTTGCTTGAGTTTTCCGGCAACTGAATAAAATGTTGCAATTCCCATGAATCATTGCCGATTGTAATTGCTTCGTTTGTTGTTTCAGAATCTATCATTTCAATATCTCCCCCTCCAATCTCAACACCCCACCCTTAAAGGGGATATCATTGTTTCTCATATATTCTGTCACCGCCTCTATAAATTCATCGAGCGTGACCTTTTGGGTTATTTGGCCTGTGCCTTTGCATGATTTACATTTATTCCAACATTGGGTTCTATGAGCTAATCCTGTTGATTTGCCGGATGAATATTTACACTCAGGACAGTCCACGATCAGCTCTATGTCGGGGAGGGCAGGCAGGGATTTTAATTCCCTTTGTATTTCAAATATCTCTTTGGTTATTTTTAACATTTCTAGTTTATCCAACGCACTCTTAATCTCAGGGAGGGCAAGGATTTTGTCGGCTTCTTCCCTATCACTGTCTTTCATATTTTCTGGTAAATCTTTGTACCATGTATCTACTTGTTTGCTCCAACGCTTCACAGCCCATTGAGGAATAGTAATGGTTCCATCGGGATTTACTTTTGACTTTCTAAATATATAAGCCATCCACCCTGACCATGCTTCATGCATCTTGTCTGCAACCTTCTCTTTAAGTTTATCGTTCATTTCATATCCCTCGATTTCTTCATTTCTACAATTTGTGTTCTGAGTGCAATATTACTTTTTGCAAGCATTGCGGCATATTCTTTTAACTCCTTAATCTCAGGGTCATTCAGGATTTTATTAGCCATGTGTTCTGATTTAGCATACTGAATTGAAGTCTCTTTAATATATTCTCCCCATAATTCACATCTAATTATTTCCGCAACCCTCTCTTTCAGATTATCATTCATGACTTCTCCCTCAAAAACCTCTCCAAATGCGTATTCCTCTGGATCTGATAATCTCTATCTATAATCTTAGGTATCTCTGCTCGCTGCCCGATTAATACACATACATCCTGAGCGCGGGAAATAGCCGTGTAGATCCAGTTTCTCTGCATAATTAAACTCCCGAAAGATTTATGGATAGGAATTAGAATTATCTTATTCTCACTCCCCTGAAACTTGTGACATGTGATAGCATAGGCCAGTTGCAATTCATTCTTCCAGGCATCAATAGTTATCATTCTATCCGGGGCCTCAAACTGAATTACCATAGCTTTATTGGACATATCAATTGACTGTATATATCCGATGTCCCCGTTGATTATCCCCATTTCGTAATTGTTTTTTGTTTGGATAACTTTATCGCCTACTTTGAATCTGCACTTAGTAATATAAGGATTTGGATTTAAGGTTTTCTGTATTTCTTCGTTTAATGATTTACATGAGCATAAAGTTTTCTCTCTCAACGGGGCAACAATCTGAACGTCCTTTAAAATATCAACCTCCGGGAATTTCTCTTTGATTTTGTGATCCATGAATTCCAAGATCTTCTCTTTCATATCATATGTAGAATTACTTTCAATGAAAAAGAAATCTTTATCTTTCCCTTTTGCACTTATGATATCCTTACCGTCTTTAATTCTATGACAGTTCGTAATGATAAGTCCGGGATCCTGCCGCTTGATAATATTTAATTCCACCGAGGGGATAATGCCTGAATTCAGCATATCGCCTAGAATATACCCTGCTCCTACTGGCGGCAACTGGTAAGTATCTCCCACAAATATTAACTTAGTATTCTCTTCCACAGCATCCAGGAGTTTATACATCAACCAGGTTGACAGCATGGAGCTTTCATCAATAATAATAATCTGATACTCCATGGGATTAAAACTGTTATGTTTGAATTCAAATCCACCGGTCATTTTATTGAAGTAAGGTCCTAATAACCTATGGATCGTAGAAGCGTGTTGACCGGTTTGCTCTATCATACGCTTGGCAGCTTTCCCTGTGGGTGCGGCCATGGCAATACTGGCCCCCTTATACATATCAATAATAGCTTTGATAGTATAGGTTTTCCCTGTGCCTGGAGCGCCGGTTAGGATGAATACATTATTATCTATAACCCGGTATATCGCTTCCATCTGATCTCTCATAAGAGTCCGGGCATCCGGGGATTGATATTCCAGGGTGTTTGTATGTTTGAGGATCCCTAATAATTTATCAGCTATTTCCTTTTCAGCTTTATGATAGAAGTGATTGGAAATCATGTTGTTATCTTTGATGATTTTAAGACCTTCAATTAATTTATCAATTTCAGGTTCAACGAGATCCAGTTTTAGATCTAAAATAAATGCTGCATCTTTTACCAGATAATCCACGGGCACGCAAGTATGGCCGAACATCTGGATCCTGTCCCTGAGAACATGCTGTATGCCCGCCTGGATCCGCTTTTCTGAGGTATGGGCGATATTGAGGTTCTTAGCTATTGCATCGGCAATTGTGAAGCCTATGCCATATATTTCCTCAATTAAACTGTATGGGTCGTTTTTGATGGTTTGTACTGCTTTTTCAGGGGACTCCCAGCGATCCAGAATCCGATTTTTGGCTGTCCAGGAGATCCGGGTGTTGAGATAGAGCTTATCCAGTTCTTTATAGGCGGAGTATCGTTTGTTGGAATTTTCACTTGATTTGCTCATCCATACTGGAACTACTGCTTTTCTAAATGCCATTATTATCCCCTTTTCTTGGGTTTATTCCCAGTTTTCTTCCGCATATATCCAAACTTCTTCAACCTGTATTCCGTATTCAGGATTAATTTCTCCTATATCCATTCGGTAGTTATCAGTGGTGTTTTTTAAAAATACTTCAGCTTCACCATGTAATTTATATATTTGATTTAATCTCTCAACCAACTCAGATAATTTCAATTGTTACCCTCTCTTCCCCTTATAGTATTTCTTCAATGTCCCCAGTACCCATTCCTCAGCGGCTTTCCTGTTTTCAGCAAAGTGTATGGGGATATTATATTTCCCTCTGATAGAATAGATTGCTTGAATTAAAGCATTTGGATGGACCTGGCGGAGTCCTTTATTTGTTCTCGGCCTGAATTTAGTTTTAACTTTGGGCCCAGGCTCATTCCCCCCGCATTTGGATATTAATTTAGAAATAGTACACTCTACAACGATCTCCGCATATTCATATTCCTGGAGTCTTAATATCTCCGACATGAATCTCTTCCTGTCCGATATAACACTGGAGATAAAATCATCGGGGTTCTTACGTTCAATGGAGATCATGTCCTCAAATCCTTTTATTGAATAATCCCCAGTATCAAGTTTATCCCTTACTATCATAATTCCCTTGGGCGGCTTCTTAAAGAATGGCGTTTGTTCTCTACTATCAATTACTATTACAAAGTTATCCATCTAATCTCCTTTAAAATAGTGGTTTACTTCTTGCACAGTCCAATATGTGTTTGCCGAGTTCGGGACAAACACAATTAGATAAATATTTAATATTGTCACAATCAATTTTATGATAATCTTGTAATTCTTTTCTATGTTCAGCTGCGGTTCTAGTTGTTTTTTTTTGACTGTTTGTAATTGAAATAGTTTTATCTTTACCTATATCGGAGATTATAAAGTTACACCAAAATAAATGCCTGCCACTCATTTGAGCATCAATAAAAGGTTTATAATATGGAATAACATTTTCAATAGCATATTTCCCTTTATAAAATTCCATTAAGAATATTATTTCTTGATATAATTTCATATCTGGATATCTTATTACATTCTGTGCGTGTAAAGTACGATTCAAATTAGAATGTGTCGGACAAGGCGGGCTGCTCCATATAAAATCAAACTCTTTGAAGTGCTGCAATAAATATTCATGTGCATCAGCAACTATTACAGTATCATCGGGAAAGAAGTTTTGATATATTGCTGCAATCTTCTCGTTATTCTCAATAGCTGTAACTTCTACATCTTCCCATAACTTGCGATTGCCACCTATTCCGGCATAGAGATTGAGAGCTTTAAGTTTATCCATCTAATAATCTCTTTTCTTTTGTATGTTTTTTAGATTTTTCCATTGGGCAGAGTTTTAACATGTAAATACAAAATAGGATTTTCATCTAACAACATTTACCCCTATCGGCAAAAGAACACGGTGATTCTTTTAATGTATAGAGTTGTAATCTATTAAGAAATACTTTATTCTTGCGTTTTTTCATTGTGACAATATATGGTCAATAGCAACTTTCAGTTTGTATAATAAATCTCTCACAGCTTCAGATATTTCATGTTTAAAGGCTTTATCGAGATCTTGGGTGAGAATAGAAATTATTATTGTATATTTAGGGCTAAACATATTTCTCCATGTTAAGTAAAGCGGGGCGGGCCTGGTCGTTCCAAACCCCCACAGAAAAGAACAAAGACAGGTTCCGTCCCGCGAGTTCTAAAGGTTAGTAAGGTCTACCAGTCATCATCGTCATCAGAGTCATCTTTGGAATCTTTTTTGGAATCCTCTTTATCAGCATCCGGTTTCTTCTTATCAGATTTCTTTTCCTTCGCCATTTTCTTAACCAGGTCCTTATAATCTTCCTTGGTACAATATGACCTGATATTCCGGTAGGTTTTGGCCTTGTCGCCGCTTCCAACCGTTGACAACACAATCTCGCCGCCGTAGATAGCATCCACCAGCTGTTTAGTGACCTTCGCCTGGGGTTTGTCTGCCAGAAAGTAATCCTCATCAACTTCCAAGACCTTCCCGGTTGCTTTCCAGATGACTCCCAGTAAGTTCTCAACTCCGAAAAATCTCTCGTTAATTGCAAACTGGTTGAACCTGTCCCACATGGGCATACCGATATTGTCTTCATGTTCGATACAGTCGATGATTTCAACTTTCATATTGCAGTATGTTTCATCGACATTATCGCCCTCAGTGTACTTCTTAAACTCTACTGATTTGACCTGAAATAAACAGTGACCCGGCTCAGGGTTTGAAAACCCTTCGTTTGTACTTGGTTTCAATGCCGCCATATTAGCATCTCCTTTTTTTAAGGGTTAGTAATTAAGTGGTTTTCTTTTCATCGGGACAATTATGAACTTCCTGCACGTCCCCGCATCTCTGGCAGAATATAATCCCATGCATCTTAACTTGACCATCTTTGTTTGATGTAACGGTAGTCATTACTGCATAAGAATGTGTATCTTTTTTACAGGCCATTATCATTTCCTCCTTTCTATATTATTGTCACTACTCTTTTTCCAGTTTTTCTATAATTGTTCCTATATTAAGACTGACGAACCGTTTCTTCATCAGTCGATCACTCGAACAACGTGTTACGAAATCGGGATGGTTGAAAGTAACTCTGGCCGGGTAGGGATAGTCCTCATCTTTACCGGGCAACACAGCGCCTACCAGATCAAAAAACCCGGCACATATCTGAGCAAAGCCGCCCTCAAGTGCCGGGGCACCCTCTAGAGATTTATCCCACTTAGGATATTCAACCATAGCAGCTGTCATGGTTACATATACTCCATGCTTGGCGATATTCCCCAGGGCCTTTGAGAGTCTTATCATGGCTGACTTCACTCCGCCCCAGTCTGCTTGCTCTAATCTGAACCGGTCAATAAGGATGTTATCTCTCTTGGTATTCCCCTTCGCATCAGGAACTATTGAATCCTTAAATCTATCATCTTCCATTTCCAGTTTGGTTTCCTGTTGGAAGAACGAGAGAGTATCAAATCCAATTGAATCACAGGGGCGTTTGCCAGCATCGAATTTTGCTTTCAGTTCATTGATATCATCCATATATCCGTCAAAATCACCGTAGGATTTTATCTTGATCTTCCTGTCCTTTTGATCGTTACGAACTAAGTGTTGCTTGATAGTTCTCTTTATGTCCTTCGGCTCAGTGGAATAAACTATCAGCTTTCCCGGCATGGTAAATATCGCATCGGTTTTTCCTACTCCAAAAGGGCCATAAAGCAAAGTCATTAAGCCGGGTTCTGATAATGAATCCCAGCTTACAGTTTCTTCAATCATATTTATTCTCCTTTCTTTTGTAATTACCAGTTATCATTTCCAGGTAATAGCTTAGAAAACCATATTATCCAATATCCCCAGGAAACTTGATGGGTTATTTCAGTAAAATCTTTATCTGATTCCGTGCTACAAATTCTAATATATTTTGGTTTGAAAAGGAATTTTTTGTGCATCTTTTCAAAATTTAATTCAGGGCAATAAGCCCAGTTTATTTTATCTCTCAATATCATGTTTTTCTCCTTTCTTTTCATAGTTGTCTTTTACAACCTCTCCATCTTCAATATAAACACCCATTTCTCCGGTAACATTCACACATTCAATCCAGACCTGATAATCCTTATCTTTAACCATTTCCTTGATAATCTTTTTGTTCTTCGGGCCGATAAGAGATCCGTCCATGATCCTCAATACCCTGAGCTTAGGATTCAGGGCCATGGCCATAGCAAGGGATACCCTGAGAGATTCAGCAGCGCTACACTGTTTAAAAGGAATATCCTTATATGTGACTCCATCTTCATCAAAGGCAAGATTATCAATCGGAAACTCTGCGCTCTTGAGAGCATCAACTTTCCGCTTATCCAGTTCTGCTATGTTTTCGGATAACTGCTGGGTTTCCAGTTGCAGATCTTCAATTGAGCTGATGAAATTCTTCTTTGCATCTTTGCTGACTACGTTGGTATTAATTGTCTGGATTTCGGACATCATTTCTTTGATGGAGTCAATATCAGCCAATTCCTGCCCCTTGACAAATCTCTTTAGTTCTTCAATATCTCTTTTGATTATCATGGCCTGTTTTTTGAGTTGATCATATAATTCTTCTTTTTCTTTAGTTTTTTGGATTGCATCTTCAATTTCTTTGTTATATTCCTGTGCCTCTTCCAGCTCATCCATAATATTCTGAAATTCAATCGTTTCATCGGGGGTGTCATCAGGGAATTCCGGGTTCTCAGCTAAATTAGATTCAGCGGTTTTCAGATTACTATTAACTTCAGTCCTCTCATCATAGATCTTCTTCCTCTTCTCTTCCCACTTCTCCAGATCCAGATCCAGGTCTATGAGTCCCAGAAGCGTTTCTCTCTGCTTCTTCTCGTCCATTTGAGTAAAGGCAAGGGGGTCAAATGAAAGATCTCCTATGAGCTTATCCAGGACAGATTGAGGGGATTTCAGTTCTGATCCATCGGCACTGATAACTTTTAATGTAGATCCCTTTTGTGTCCATGAGCGGGTAACAACAATTTCCCCCAGATCTACGGTTGAATATGCGTTCTTCTGCCCTTTCCTGATCGGCTGCTTAACTCCTTTCATGGCCTTGCCGCCGCCCAGTGCATACCAGATCGAATCCAATACTGATGATTTCCCCTCTTCATTGTCCCCGGAAATAACTACTGTATCGCCTTTAGGGGTGATATCAATAGCTTTGATTTTCTTTACGTTTTCTGCTACTAATTGAAGTATTTTCATGGTTTCGTCTCCTTACGTTTTTTAACAATACCTTCGTTTTTTGACCATACTAAAGGTTTTGTTAATTGTTTTTTTATCTTTAAAAATGCTTGTTTGCATTGTTCTTTTGTTGGACTGAGGATTATAATCTTCATCTTATTATTTCCTCTCCTGTATCCATTTTATGTTCAATATCAATTTTCCCGTATAATTCGGGTAGTTGTTTTGGTAATAAATCCGCTTCACAGCATTTAAGGAAATCGCATGTCCAGTCTCTATAACCATTGAAATAACAGCAGTTTTGATTCTGCCAGAAAGCAGCAATGTCCTTTTGCTCTATTAATTGCTTGAGCTGTTCTGATATCAATACTATTTCCCTCTCCCCCCGGATCAGATCAAATTCAGATCTATAGTATTTATTAGAGATAATATTTGCTTTCCTCTGGGCCTTGAAGGTTTTGGTAACCCGGTCTACAAATTCATTTTCATCTTCGTTTTTACCCTGTTTAAGCTGAGGTTTCTTAATCGCCCGGACAACTACTTCTTTCAATTTGGGCCTGGAGATAAAGTAAATCATCAGCTGTAGTCTCATGGTCCACGCTCCATAGATATCTGGAGTTTTGGCATATTTCCATTCATAACCGGTTTCCCCATTGTTTAAAATCATATCAATAATGTTCTTAATTGCATATCCTTCTCTATATTCCAGTGCGGTTTGCTCAACTTTACACTTACCTATGATCTTGGCTATCCCCTTTTTCTTCAATTCATAATAGGCGTTTGCAACTCCGGTTACACATTTAACTTCATTGGGGACCTTACCTTCAGGAAATCTGGATCTGAGTTTTGCCAGTTTTTTTTCTGCATCAATAATATGAGTATTCAGACCGGAATAAAAGCCAGCCATATATCCATGGAATATACTGGATGTTTCAGCATTGAAGGAGGGTTCTAGCAATCTATATCCCATTAACCAGGCAAAGAGGAATTCTCTCAAGCATGCCTTATAAGTATTCAGATACGAATAAGAAAGTATCGGCTGCTTCATCCTGATGTACTCGATACATCTATAATGTTCCTTGTGCCGACAGAAGCCTGGTTTGTGATCCCGGATGTAGTACAGGCAGGGCTTCCGGGTGTCATCATGATCCAGGCATATTGGAATGTGTGCCATATCATTTTATCCTCTCAGTCCTCTCCCCGGCATGGCAGTACAGCTGAAATCTGGGTAGAAGGCTGTACCGGAGATCCACAACCGGAGAGAAGTTTGATTTACTGTTGAATTGAATTTCCCAGATTCCATGTTAAGGAAATAATATCAGATAAATTTGGGCGTGTCAAGAGAAAAAAATAGGTATGATTTCTCACTATTCAGACCGGGATAATAGTGTAAAGGTGAGGGGCTGATTTCTGGAAATAAAACTTACAAGATATCTGAAAGGGTTTTACATAGGGTAGTACAAATCCAGGCCGAAATAAAGTGATATCATTTTGCTAATTTTCGTTAAAATATTTCCTTGGATTAAAATTAATGAGAATGATTCTCAATAGCCATGAAAAAGTGAAATTTTTGAAAAGTGATATGGAAAATTAATAACAGTTTAGAATTATATATTTACAGGCAAAAAACCCAAAGTGATATATGTAAAGGGAATTACATAAGTGTGGAGTATTAAATATTGGTATTGCACCTATATATAATACTCTTTACATAAGGATTTTGAGAGTTTTGAAAAGGTGGGCAATCAGAGATCAAGAAAACAATTTCAACAATTGGTTCCTGACCCCTGACTGTAAAGGTGAGAGTGTCAAGGGAGTAGGTTTTTATCCTTCATGTAGAGGTATCGGTATTTGATAATTTTGTACTGCCGGTTTAATTCCCAGATCTTAATAGATCGGGTTATTCCGAATTGCCAGATCTTGGCGAGCTTCCCGGACCGGGCGGATTCTAAAATATGATACATTGCCAGGGATAACAATATAACTATTACTATACTGCCTGCCAGGGCTGCGAGAAGTCCCCAGGATTGCGCGGGTGTCATTGGTAGGTACATTGTGTTGGGTTTCCTTTCCCCCTGGCTTGCTTGTCCCTCCAGGGCATAAACATTAAACATTCTCTTCTCTTTGCGTTATACGGTGGGTCCTTCATTATCCCGCAAGCACAATTCATGGGCTTACAGCAGTAATATCTGCGGCATGTTACTTTTATAGGGCAGATTTTGCCCGGACAATGTAGAGGCATTTTATTTGATCTCCTTTCACGATTATAAATTTCAGTTGTTAATAAGCCCGTTTTCCATTAATGAATAATATTTACCATCAGCAATAATAAGGTGATCTATTAAGTTGATGCCAATTATCTTCCCGGCCTCCTGTAACCGCTTTGTTATGGTGATATCGTCAACGCTCGGATGTGTATCCCCTGATGGGTGATTATGACAGGCAATAATACTTGCCGTATCTTTCATAATGGCAATTTTAAACACTTCACGCGGATGCACTGGGCTTGTATTGAGCGAGCCGAGAGAAACCAGCTCAATATAGTTAATCTGATTTTTAGTATTCAGTTCCAGTATCCAGAAATGTTCTTTGCTCCTGTCCTGTTCCGACACCTGATTATAAATCTCCCGCATAATAGTGTTCACATCCTTACTGTTTTTCAATGACTCTTTCATATTTTCTCTTACTGTCATTATTGGGGGTTCCTTTCCAAATCTATTTTTGCAGCCTTGATTAATAAGTTAATATCATCATTGGCCATGATTGGGATATATTGAATTATCCCGTTTACTATAATTACCTGATAAAGTATGTGTGTCATACGTCATATCGCCTTGTGTTGATGTTCTTGAAACAATCCCTACCAAGACCTATCAGTATGCATGTACATGTAATCTCCAGCGTAATTGGCTGTGTTCTGTACTGTACTGAGTCTGCCTGTCTTGATTGCCTGATCAAATGCTGCTGCGCTGTCCCTGTAAGTAAAACTGTCTATCCTGTTTGATGCTATCATGGGGGTTATTCTCCTTTCTATTTAATTATTAATCTCATATCATAGAATATCACGAGTGATATCACTTGTCAAGCCACTAAATGTTGTGACAAGACATATAAACTATCAATATATAGTGACAATTTAAATAATGATGATATCATTGACAATTACAAATCTATACATTATTATATAAATAAAAAATGGAGGTTACAAATGACAAGATTACCAATTAATTTAACTGATGAACAACACACCTTAATTAAAGCTGAGTCAATTAGGACTGGGATATCGATATCAGAAATAATGAGGATATTAATTGATCGCATGAAAGTTAGAAAGAATAAAACAATTACAAAGTTATTTTTCCGGCCTGTTAATAGAACCGAGTGGAGGAATATTATAAAACGGAGAGATAACAATAAATGTCAAAACTGTGGTATACAGGGGACTAAAAAAACTGTAGATGCACATCATATAATCCCAATGAAACAAGGCGGTAAAGATGAAATTACAAATGGGAAAACACTTTGTAAGCCCTGCCATAAAATAGAACATTTATATTGACAGGTCAATCAAATCTATGTTATTGATAGGTTATGGAGCAAATCAGGAAACATATCAAAAATAAAGCTAAATTACTTCCCGGACTTAATCGGCCTGAACAGGATGCCATTGCAATAAGTGATATTGATTTTGCCAAGCCTTGGAAGATATTAGGCCGTCCACGTCTGTATAACTCACCGGCTGAGATGCAACAGATCATAACTGCTTATTTCAATTACTGTGAAGAGAATCAAACCTTTCCCATGATTACAGGACTGTGCTTGTATCTTGATATGGATAGGAATAGGTTATTAGACTATGAAAGTAATAAACATACAAGTGAAGATTCAGGTCCATATACAGGCATTATCAAAAAAGCTAAGATGTACATTCACCATTGCCTAGAGCATAGATTATACAGTGTGCCCAACTTTGCACCTTATATATTCAGCCTGAAAGCCAATTACAAATGGTCAGATCAACCGGATCAAGGGGACAATATCCCGGCTGGCATCGGCAACCTGACCTTCATTAAAGTTGAGAATATGCAGGTTGTTGGCGCTCCTCCTGGGCAGATAACTATTGAGAAGAAAGAGTAAATCCGGCAATTACACCTGGTCCGCCCATCCCCCGGTCCATAGGATTACATCTAAGCTCGCCTGCCTGCCCGGTCAATAGTACAGCATGTTCCATATCAGCGGACAACTGGCCTGCCTGCCCTCACCCCTCATCCGGTTGACATTCCCACGCTTGCCAGCTTCAGGCATTTCAATTTGCCTGCCGCTGCTCCTGTCCCTGCTCAATCCAGATCCCCATTCCATTCCTATTTCAATTTCAATTCCTATTCAATTAAAGAATTCTTTCCTAATTTGCTATAGGGGCCAAAGTTCATTGGAGGTATAGCCTGTCTATATATATCCCAGCTCTCACCTTAATCAATTTTTCAAAAGGGATGGGGGGGGTTGCTTTTAAGGGGTAGGGGTGTTATTATATTGAAATTTTTTAAAAAAGGGGGTGTATATGCAGGAGAAAATCTACAAAAGGGAATGTGTGTATTGTAAGCGAAAATTTGAAACCATTAATGAAACAAAAAAATATTGTAACTCTAGGTGTAAACATAATATGTCAAGAGTTAAACGTAGAAGATCGAGGTGGTATGTGGGTTCCCGTATATGTTTGCTCTGTAAAAAAGAATTTGAACCAAAAAGAAAAGATGCCTGTATATGTTATCGGGATTCTTGTCGGGCAAAAGACACTCCTAAGAGTAGGGCCAAGGCAAGGGCCGAAGCAAATAAGATCGGTTGGGAAAAAATCATAATTGAAAAAGGGATGAATAAATGTAGTAATTGTGGATACAATAAATATTTTGGTGTAATAGATTTTCATCATGTAGATTCCAAGGGGTCAAGTGATTTAATTAGTTATATTATTAAATGTATACCCACCCCAAAACGAGTTGATGAATTAGATAAGTGTGTTGCTTTATGTGCAAATTGCCATAGAGAGAAGCACATAGAGGAAGGTACTGTGGGAAATTTCAATGGTATATATTACAATGGGTATAAGAAAAAACTATCTCCTTCATTGAATTTAAAAGGGTGATATTTTCTACCTATTAATATATAGAAATTAAACTTGACACAATGGTTATATCATGATATTGTAATTGCCATGGAATCACAATTTCTGAATGATCCGGACAAGACAGTCAATACCTATACAGTTGATGAGATACGGGGCAATCCTTATATGGGAGCTGAATATTATCAGGTTGGGCCTAAGTTTAAAACCATTTTTTTATTTGGCAAGATGCTGGATGAGATAGCGCCGGATCTGGTTGTAAGAATTGGGGATCGAATAAGAATAACCACTGGGGAACACAATAGAACATTGAAGATTGAGAAGGTCTAACATGATAACCAGACGTAATTTCATAAAAGGAATAGCTGCATTTGTAGCTGTGCCGCTTATGGCAAAGGTTGTGATGTTTGTGCCGAGTGAATTGAGTTGTATATCTGCTACGGAAATATCAAATAGAGCATTAGAAATATTGAGACAACCCGTTTATGGAAAAAGTCCCGCTGTGATGGCCATGAAATTACAAGGTGAGTGGAGAGAAATATATGAACATTATAAAGGAGCGTTTAAATGAACTGGTTAAACATATTCAGCAAAAGGCCGATAGATTTCGATGTGGATGTTAAGCAGCTGGGGGATTGGGTGTTTTTCTTTTACAGTGATATCCGGTACCTCAGATCTGTATATCTAAAAAACGGGGGGCTTTTAAAGGTGCATAGACTAAAAGGATTTACAAATAAAAATAAAAAAGCGATCCATACAATGAAGGGCAAAACATATACCCTTGGGCACGAAATGGAACATGCCTTGGGACTAATAGGAGATGACGAATGAAAAAGACAATAGTAATACTCGCATTAACATTACTCATGGGCTGTGCATCAACAACTGAGATCGTCTGGCATGATGGTAAAACGATAACCATTACAGGGGCTTCTGATGAGGTAGTAACCGCTAAGATCGGTAAGGATGAGGTCATAGCTGACCGGCGCGGCAAGGAGAACATCTTCCAGTCATTTGTTAATATGCTGATGTTTAAGGGTATGAGTACGGAGGCGAAATAATCAATAAAACAGGTATTGTGATAGACAGTTATAAATTACATGTATTCAAGGACAGGTTGAGGGAACAGGGATTTAAATTTAAAGTAAAGCCCGGACCGTTTCCAAAGGCACTTTCTATACTGGTGGACACAGATAAAACCACTGAAGAAATGGAACCCATTATCAGAAAGATAAATGAAGAGGCAATAATAATATGATAAATTTCAATTACAAATTTGACTGGACATCCAACGACTCTTGGGCACTCCCGGATGGAGAGGAAATGGGGAAAGTGTTGTTTGAAAAAGTGGATTCCATGGTGGGACAGGGATCTATCCTGACTAAAAACAAGGGGGTATGTATCCAGGCCGGAGGTTTTTTCGGGTTATGGCCGATACGATATGCCCAGGATTTTGAGTGGGTAATTACCTTTGAACCAATGGAGGAATCTTATGCCTGTCTTATGGAGAATATCCGGCGGTGTGGAGCAGATAATATAATTGCTATTAATGCAGCACTTGGATATGAAATGGGCACTGTTAATATGCAACATGCGGTCAGGAATATCTCTTGGGGAAATTCTCATGTACTGGAACAGGGGAACGATTTATCCTTCCATACCAATGAAGTCACTGAGGACATTATGATTATGGCTATTGATGAATTCCCTAATCAGCAAAAGCGAATAGATCATATAGCGCTGGATGTGGAAGCACATGAATTACTGGCGTTGAGAGGGGCAGAAATAACCATAAATCAATGGCATCCGACAATTGTTATAGAGGAACGCCTGCTTGCTCACACTAAAAATTTAACAGAAGCAAGGGACTGGTTAATTGAAAAGGGATATGAACTGGCTGGTCAAATTGAAGTGGACCTTTATTTTGTATGGAAAGGCAAGTAATGGATCTCATAGACGGAACAGGATTTGTAATGAAAGCGGTACATTTTCTTATTGAAGAACATTATATGCAACATGGAGTAATTCCCAATATCGTTCTCGTCACTCCGAAACAGTATCATCTATTAGAGAAAGCATTCAAGTTTCAGAACTGTTTCTGTAAGGACCCTCAGGGCCGGGCGAAACGATACATGACATATACAGTAGCGGGTAAGGTGGTCCGCATGGTCATGGAAGGGGATGAATACAGTAAGGCAGGGCAGCAGATCAAGGCGGGTAATGATTTATTTAAAGGGAGAAATAATTAAGATGACAAGAATACTCGCAAATCTACCAGATGATATGCACTTGAAATTAAAGGTAATGGCCGCTGAAGAGAAATTCCCTAAATGCAAGTCCATAGCGAAGTTGATTAATCGGGCACTGGATATTGTATATGGAAATAGAGGGAAAAATTCAGGTTATACTGTCTTGGAGCTTCACGAAGATATTCAAAATAAAACTCATAAAAAGAAAATCCGCCCTGTCCTTGGTGCCCCGGAACCTCAGGGAGCTGAAGCAAAGTTTGCCAAACAGGTAGCAGCGGAAACTAAAAAGGTAAAGAAGATAGCAGCTAAAACCCCGTTGCCGTTTAGGTTTGTGCCATGAATATATTATTGAATCTCAAAGACAGATCTGAGGTAGCCTTTCCGCCCGGAAGAATAGATGAAGATGGTACCTGTAGTTTTTCTACCCCCAGATGTCGGGCTAATTGTAACTTGAAGCGTAATTTTTTTCAGGAAAGAGCTTATACTTATTTTAAAGAAAACTTCCCAGAAAAAATTGTTAGAAAAATAATTGAAGATACAAAAGCTCGACATGTAGAATGGTTCATTACTGGAGATTGCCCGGATGATATGACAGTTAAAATCAATGCAGTTATGAGGTCTTTAGCGGGAGATGGTTTTACTCAAAATGGCTTTACCCGGAATGAATTGTTGTGGTATAAATCTCATAAAATAATTAATTTCAGGATGGCACTTACCGTAGAGGACATACTCAAGGCCCAGCGTATGAGTATATTTGGATTAACGGCTTATCCGAATTATAATAGCTGGACCTGTGATATTTTCTATCGGGGAGATATGGTAATGAATTGTGGCGGGGGTATTGGAACCTGTGGAGCAGGCTTTGTAACAGAAGGAGAGGAAGTTTATCCTGAGGATTGTATCGAGTGTTTAGATCATGTTCGGGGCTGTTTTTATGAATTCAAAAAGGTAGCATGAACAAGAAAAAAGGAAAACAACTTAAGGAACACGCATATAAATTATGGCCCGATGCAAAGGGCCGCATATCCGCCATAACCGGAAAGCCATATACAACCTTTAAAAATTTCTATCGGGCGGTAAAGAAAGCTTATGTCCCAGATTCCAGAAGCATGTGAACATTACAGGTCTACATGTGGGTGCTTGAAAAGATTAAAGAAAAATCAGGTCCCGACAATTGATCAGACCCGGTTGCATGTCTATCAAGGTGATAAAATAATTCCGTTTTGTAAGTGGTGTAATGGCAAAGAAACGATTTAAAAAGCCCAAACCCAAAGACATAGAGATCTATCCATTTGATCCTCATCCTCAAATCCATGTGCCCAAAGGTCATAACGGCTGGGAAGGGTACGATCCCAAAATCCATAAGACCTGGTACCAGACAAATTATTTAGAACTCTTCAGGGAAATCAAAAGGGACCCCGATACAGCAATTCCAAAGCTCCGGCAAATTCTAATATCGGATCTATGGTTTATCTGTTACTTCATAATGCCCTTGCCTGATGAAGTTAAGGAGTTGTTGAATCAGCCTTTTACCGTAGGATACGCGGGGAAGATCCAGAACGGTCCGATAACCGGTACTCTCGATCTCGTAGCGCGGGAACATTTCAAGGCAGTAGATATTAATGAAAATGTATTTACTTCTGAGGGTTGGAAAAAACATGGGTCATTAAAAGTGGGCGATAAAATATATGGTTCTAATGGAAATCTTTATAATGTTACAGAACGCACTGAAATATTTACATCTGCTGATTGTTATAGGGTTGTATTTGATGATGGATATTCAGTTGTTGTAAGCGGAGAACATCTATGGGCAGTAGAAAAACGTGGTCATCATAAACGAGAACCTATGATCATTGAAACAAAAAAATTATACAAACATCAACATAAACCAGATAGGCGATATGCTGTAAAAGTAAATGCTCCCCTTAAATCCAGCTTGAGGTTTTTTGAATTATTGCCAATAGATCCATATACATTGGGAGCATGGTTAGGTGACGGCACTCGTATGGATGGGGTTTTAACTTGTCAAGATAAGGAGGTCTTTGATCGTATATCAGAATTCTTTATTGTTGGTAAGGGTAGGCCGAGCAAGCCAATAACAAAAACGATAAAAGGGTTGAAGGTCAAGCTTAGAAATCAGCAATTGCTTGATAATAAACACATCCCCGAAAGATATTTTAGGGCTTCTGAACGTGATCGTGTTTCATTATTACAGGGACTTATGGATACCGATGGTACTTGTAATCCCCGTGGAACTGCAACTTTTGTTAATAAGAATTTCAGGCTCGCATCGGATGTTCATATGCTATGTTGTACTCTTGGGTTAAAACCTCAGTTTAATAGTTTTTCACAAGATCACGGGGTTGTATATTATGTATCGTTTCAAGCATATAAAAAATATCCTATATTTCACTTAAAAAGGAAACTGAAAAATTGTAAGAGTGGTGATAGAGTAGCTAGGCGATTTATAAAAGATGTTTTTAAGGTTTTGTCTATTCCTGTATCGTGTATTACTGTTGACAGTCCAGATGGTTGTTATTTAATTGGGAAATCCATGGTTACAACTCACAATAGTACCTTTATAACCATAGGGGAAACCATCCAGTACAATATGCAATTCCCGAATAATGCCAATGCAATATTCTCCTATAACCGGGCAACTTCTAAAAGGTTCCTGAGAGAGATAAAGCAGATCTACGAGAATGAAGATCATCCGGGCTGCAGACTTCTCCGTATGATGTTCCCGGATGTTCTATGGAGCGATCCTAAGGCCCAGGCTCCCAAATGGTCTGAAGATGAAGGGCTGGTTCTCAAGCGTAAAACGGTATCAAGACATTCCACAATAGAAGCATGGGGTCTGCTCGATGGTATGCCTACAGGGGGTCATTATCATAGGCGTATATATGATGATCTGGTAACTGAGGATATCGCTGCTTCTCCGGGAGAAATGGAAAAGGTTAAATTCAAATTTGACTCTTCACAGAATCTGGGAGTTATGGCTGGTGGCCGGCACCGGGTAGCAGGGACAATTTACGCTTACGACGATCCGAATTGTTATGTCAGAGACAAGATTGAAATTATCAACGGTGAGGAAAAACCGGTATATCATACTCGCCTATACCCCGCTACTGATGACGGTACTCCAGATGGTAATCCTGTTCTGGTATCTCCTGAGCGTTTACAGGAGCTTAAAAATACCCAGACGTTCTACTGCCAGCAGCTTTTAGATCCAGTGCCCGTAGGAGAAGCAAAATTAGACCCCGCTATGTTTATTGATATTGAACCGGAAATGATTCCGCATAAACTCTTTAAATTCGTAATTGTAGATCCAGCAGGGGACAAGGAAACTCAAAAGGGGGAAGATGACTGGGCAATTCATCTCTTGGGTGTGGAACCCTATATGGATGATATTGGTGCTTCAAATGTATATTTACTCAACTCCAAAATAGAGAAATTCGCCCATGCCCAGGCCATTGACGCGATATGTAAAATGTATATAGATGGCGGCAGGGTAGAATGTATAGGCGTGGAAAAGGTTGGGCTTTCTTCAGTGGAAATTCATGTAGCCAATGCCATGAAGGAAAAAGGAAGATTTCTTTCTACAAAAGATGGATCTATCAGGATCCTCACTCCAGCAGGCAGGCAAAAAGACGGTCGTATCATGCAGGGAATGGATTGGCCATTAAAGAATGGGAAACTCCATATCTCCAAATCAGTGCCCAAGGCTTATAGAGATCGTATTCTCCAGGAAGCCCGGTTCTTTCCTAAGTGGTCAAAGAAGGATGGTCTTGATGCCTGGTCATATCTTTGGGATATTCTTCTGGACTTTTCTTTCTTATTTCGCAGTGAGAATGATGAGGATGACAGGGACGCAGAAAAGAGAGATGTGGAAGCAAATGAGTTTGATCCCCTGAGGGCATAAGAATGGAAAATAAAATTGAATTTATAAATTATGACAATGTTTATGTGAATGGCGTAAAATTCATAGTCTGTTTAAGATACTTTCGAATAACTACTTCTGGTGAAGTTGAAGAATCTAATAACAATGAGCATTTCTTTAAATGTTACAAGTCAAAGTGAGGGCATAAATGGACAAAATAGATAAGATATTTACAATTGCTGGAAGTATCGTAATTATATTTTTTGGTGTTTGGATATTAATGAGTGCTTTTAACAATACACGCGTTACAGTTAAATTTCAAGATCCTGAGACATCCTATAAGAACATATACATTCAAGAAGAAAACGGGGATGTAATTGGGGGAACTATCATCGGTGATTGCTGGTGGTTTGCGAGTGCTAAGACAGATATTCGATATCGTGGCTGTATTAATAATCGTAATGTTAAACAGGCTCTAGATGACATGATGAAAGAAATCCCACCTGATTTAAAGTGATATCACTTTACATTCTTATTATATTTTCTCCTTGACAAGATGATATCCTTCTGATATTGTTTGAATAATTAGATAATATTTTCAAAATCTTTTAGTGGTAGGTGAGAGATTGGTAAGTAAAGCCAACGAGATAGCCGAAACAGCCGCAGTGGTTTTTAAAGCTGGCTCTATTAAATGTGGAGTCGGCTTTTTTTACGATATATCAGACACGAAATCATGTCATATGTCTTTCATGTTTGATATCCTTAAAACCCATCCTGATTACTTCCCGGATAATATTAAAATGGACAGTCTTATGGATCTGATCCATCTCTATTCAGATAAGGTATTTGACAGTTTGACTCTCTGGCGGGGCGGGGAAATTGTTGGGGGAATTTATCTTGATAATTATATACAGGATATCTGCACCGCTGATATCAATATATTTCTGAAACGTCATCGGGTGAATCCTGAATATACCTCAGGGCTGCTATTAACTGCCATTCGGCATTTCATGTTAAAGCACGATCTGAAACTTATCGGATCTATAATTGAAGTTGATAATGATGCCTGTTTAAAATTGGCAACAGCTGTACGCGGGGAAGTTACTCATATAATGAAGGGGTACAAAACCGTAGGCGGAGTTTTGAAGGATTGTGTCTATGTCAGTGTTTTGAGAGAGGGGGTCTTGAATGGGTAAAGGTGGAGGCGGGGGCGGGTCAGATAATATCAGCCGGGAATCTCTGGATCTGCAAAAGGAAATGTTTGAATTCCAGAAGGAACAAGTTAAGTTAGCTAAGCAGGGCCGGGAATCAGAGGAAGCGAAACTCGCAGCTCAGGCTGAACTCACCACTCGATTAAATAGGCAGGGCAGACAATCCACTATTAAAACTATCAAGAAAAGGGAAAGTTTTGATATTTTCTTTGAGCAATTCAAAAAAGATCAACCTCTGGATATCCCTGATTCAGTTCCGGTAGATCAGGCATTACAAGATAAATTTAGAAGTGATATCACAACTGAACTGGGAGCTGAGTTTGATGCTCGGCTGGACAATAGAGGGTCTGGTTATGTATTTAGAGGTAATAACCCCAGTAAGCGGCTTATTGTAGATAGCTCAGGGAAGTTAATTACACAGACTAAAAATGCTGAACTAGGGGGTTTTGATGAGCTTTCAAGAGGATCTTCCTTGGCAACAAAGGATTTATTCATTTCCAGAAATATTGAATCCCGTACCAGCTCTGCAATCTCAACCGCTACTACTGCTGAGGATCGTAGGCGCAAAGAAGCTGAGAAATTACAATTACAATCTGGGCGTAAGGCCCATGGTGAACAAAAACCATTTGAAAGATTGATAACTTCCCCAGCTAGAGTTCGACAGGCCGGATTTCTAAGGAGAAATATATAGTGGGTGACGCTCACGAAATCAATACTGGAGCTGGTACCAGAAAACAGTTGAACGATATGCAGCTGCTGAAAAAGCATCTGGACTATCTCATAAGGATCCGGCAGCCCATGGATGATGGGATATGGAAAGATCTCGGGGAAAATCTTTCTCCTTACCGGGAAGATATGGTAGGCGGGGTAAATAATAAGGGGACCTTACAACGGGGTAGACGTAAAGCAACAAAGATATTTGACAGTTCCGCTTTGAATTATTTAAACATATTTGCTGATGGACTTCATGGCAATATGATAAATCCATCTATTGTATGGTTTATCCAGCGGCTTCCCAGACAATACCGGTTCCTTGAGGATATCCCGGAAGTTCTCGCCTGGATGCAGGATACCCAGGAAGTGATTTATTCGGCTTTCCAGAATTCAAATTTCTATTCCCAGATGAGGCAGTATTTTAAGGATGGGGGATCCATAGGCACCGCTAATCTATTTGTTGAAGAGGACAGTGTTGAAAACAGGCTGGTATTCCATGCGCTTCATCCAAGGGAGTCTTATATAGCTGAGGACAAATTTGGGAATGTAGATACGGTGTTTCGAGTGTTCCCGGTTACAGCCCGTGTTATAAAGGATATGTTCGGCCTGGATAAAATGTCCATGACAGCGAAACAGGCTTATGCAAATAATCCTTTTACTGAAATAGATATTGTCCATGCTGTTTATCCTAATGATGAATTTGATAGAAGTAAATTGGGTAATAAATTCAAGAAATTTGCCTCAAGATGGTTTGAACGTGACGCAATTGATAATTCTCCATTCCTCAGGGAAAAAGGTTATGATAACTTCCCGTTTCATGTATGGAGGTACTACCGAGGGGATCCAGGTCCTTATGGTGATTCTCCGGGAGTATTTGCCCTTGCGGAAATTATGGGGCTTCAGGCCATGCGCAAAACCTTACTCCGCGCCGGGCATATATCTACAGATCCGGCCTATAATGTTCCGGGGGAAATGAAGGGTAAGGTTAGAATCCATCCGGGCGGTATGAATTACATCGGCCCTGATTATAATCGTATCATTCGCCCAGTAACTACAGGTATTCAATATCCCATAGGCAAAGACATGGTTGAAGATTCACGTGAGATATTAAAACGTCACTTCCATGTGGACTTCTTTTTAATGCTTGAACAGGCTGAACGTCAGATGACAGCAAGAGAGGTTATTGAGCGCATGGGAGAAAAGGCTTCTATCCTGGCAGCTTCAATTGGCGATCTTACAGTTATGCTGGATTCTATTATAGATACAGTATTTGATATTGAATTTAAAGCCGGAAGAATCAGTAAGCCGCCGAGGATTTTAAGTGAAGTTATGGGCGGTCAGAGAATCCCTACTGAATATCAAGGACCTCTTGCTCAGGCTCAGAGGCGCTTATTTGAAACTCGTGGGATTGTGGACTCTCTGGAGATGACGGTACCTTACATGGAGTTTTTCCCGCAAGTACAGGATCTTATTAATACAGACAGAACCTTCCGGGATCTCCTTACTTCATTTGGCTTTCCTCAGGACAATTTAAATTCTATTCAAGAAGTGGAAATTATTCGGGAAAATAGATCTCTCCAGGCTCAGGAAGAGGGAACAAAGGTTGATATGGAAAGAATGAGCGCCTTATTAAAGGATCTTTCTCAGGCTGATAAAAACAGCGGGGGTAAACTTGCTCCTGCAATACAGCAAATTCTGGCTCAATCAGGAGTCCAGTCCCCAGGGGCGGTACCGGTATGAATGAAGAAGAATTACCAATAGAGATGAGAGAGAGGTCAAGGGAGAATTTCCGGGAGTTGTTTTCCGGGCCTATGGGTCGAGATGTCTTAAAGGATATCTTGGATTTACTTTATTTCTTTAATGACAACCTTCCTGCTGAAATGGTAGAGGTTGCTAACGTAGGGAGAAAGATAGTCGGTATGTGTGGATGTGCGGATAATCCAGAACGCACAAAAGAAGAAATAATCAACGGGCTATTTAATACTCCAATGTTTACAAAAACTTATAAAGATGAAGGGGGAGATGATGAAGAGGAAGACGAAAATTAAGGGAATTTTGTTATCGGTTTTATTAGTCATATTAATGTCTGTGTTTTCCTTTGCAGCAGAATTCAATGTGCCCCCTGAAAACAACTGGGGAGAATACGGCAATCAGGACGCTTACTGGAACGCGGGTTATTTTAGAAACCTATATTCCACATCTTCTAAAATTGTTGGGACATCCCCTACATTAACAATTGGAGATGGCGGAGCAGAGGATATCTATCTAAGATTCGATGGATCTACAACAGAGGGCAATTTCAAGCTGTGTATTGATACTACTACTGGGGATTTTAACATTGACTCTGGAACCCTTACTGATGTATGTGGCACGAACTCAGCTATTACAATTACTGACTCGGCAACTCCTTCTGTTATTATAGATGTAACTGCCACTGAAGCACTCCTTATTAGACAAGACGCTGATGCCGCTGATGTCTTTGTTGTTGATACAACTAATAAAAGAATTGGGGTTAATGTTACGCCGACTGTTGGTTTTCATCTTACACAATCTGTAAATTCAAACATAGGTGGCTTAGCAATAGCAGACACTGGTGGTTCTAATTTTAGAATTTGGAGGTCGTCGGGTTCTGATCGAACAAACTTCAATTCTGGGACAGTTATTAAACATATCATGTTTGATACAGGCGTTACAGCCAGTACTCTACTGGACGTATCAGACACCCCACAGGCAGGATTGACAGGGGGATTGAAATATTTTTCATACGCAATCGCACTTACTGACGCTGCGGAAGATAATACCTGCACCCTTGGCGGTACCGGAGTTGCTGATTGTTTCGTATTACCGAATCCCACATCTCAGGGAAGATTAAAACTTCACACATCAAGCGCAGAATTTGGTTCGTATATCGTCAGTACATTAGGAGTTACTGTCGAAGCAGATGGTGATGCCGACCATGCGAACATGGAATTCAATGTAGCGAATGTAGCCGCCTGTGCTAACCTTAAACTTTGTGTTTTTGATTATGGGAGAGCTTTAACAGTAGATAGTATTTCAGAGGACACCTGTACTGGAAGCGGTGGCAGTGACTGTGACGGAGTATACACCGGGGTTACAACAACAGCGGCGGCGGCTGGCACCGGGGTTATCCTTACTGTAACTATAGCAAGTGACCTTATTACCGTAGATGCCATTACATCAGGTGGACTTAGTTATGTTGTCAATGAGACTCTTACATTGACCGGATTAGTGGCGGCAGGATGTACTGAATGTGATGATGACGCTACTGTAGATATTGCCACAGAAGGACATGTAGGGATACAAAATAACTTGGCATCAGGGACAACAACCGTAATGGTTCAATTCTGGTATGACTAAAAAGGAGGATTATGAAACATTTATTAATAATATTATTGTTAATTCTAATACCTTTGACAGCAAACGCTGAACGGGACATCCCCGGCGTTTGGTATGAAAAGGGTAATCAGTGGGACAAAGATGAAGTAACCATGGAAATAGTATGGCAGGCGTTACATATTATGGACTGGTATCAGACTCGCCAGATTGTTGATGATCCGAATTATTGGGAGATGAACCCGCTAATCGGTAAGGATCCTACCCGTGGGCAAGTCAATTCCTGGATGGCTGGATTTGCTGTAGGGCATTTAGTTACGAGTCACTTTCTACCAAAAGAATATAAGAAGTGGTTTCAGGGGATATCCCTTGGAGCAAAAGGAGCAACTGTTATTTGGAATTACAGAGTAGGACTAAAATTTTAAAGGGAGGAATAAAAGATGACTGAACAAAACACCGAAACCGGAGAGCAGCAGCAACAGCAGCAAGGTGGAGGGGAGCAGCAGGGAGAACAAAACTGGTTGACTTCCGTACCTGAAAACATTAGAGGCCATGAGGTATTCAAAGGGATGGACAAGGCTGGAGATGTATATCAAAAGCTGACTGATTTATCTGATGGTGCCAAAAATTTCGAGGGGATGGTAAGGATACCTGGCAAGGATTCTTCAGCTGAGGAAATTGCAACATTTAACAAGGCTTTCGGCCTACCCGAAAATGCAGAGGGGTATGAGATTGTCCGGCCTGAAAACATGCCTGATGGAATGGTATATGACGAAGCTCTGGAAACAAAGTTTCGTGAAGTAGCCCATAAGACAGGCATGAAACCAGATCAGGTTGCTGCGGTTGCCAAGCTTGTAAATGATCACGGTATGGAAACGTATGCCGAAATTAACAAGATCCTGGATGACCGGAAAACAGCAGCCGTAGAAACTTTAAAACAACTCTGGCCAGGGGATAAATATGCCCAGGAGAATGATAGAGTTTTTAAAGTTATGACAGCTTTTGCTGGTCAATCTGAAATTCCTGAAGGTTTCGGGGGAATAGAGGGATTCAAGGGTTGGTTAAAAAATTCCGGTATGGTGAATGATCCCGTTTTTAACTGGATGGCATCAAAGATGTTTGATCATATCGGTAATGATGATCTCTTTCTAAAGGGCGGAGCTGCAAACACCAGTACAAATGTTCCCGTTGAAGAACAGTTCTTTAGCGAGTCCATGGGTCACAAGAAAAAATAGTAAAAATAATAGGAAGGAGATAAACGATTATGGCAACAAACCTGCCGTCACTATACACATTAGTTGAACAGGCAAAGCAGATATCTCCTGAAGGAAAGCAGATGAGGATTGCCGAGGTAATGGCAAAAGAAATATCAATGGTTGTTGATATTCCTTTCTATCCTTCTAATGATATCTGGTCGCACAAATCGTTAAGAGCTGCTTCTATTCCTGCCGGTACCTGGAGAGGCGTGAATGAATACGTTGCTTCAGAAGTAGCGCTGGATGATGAAGTTCTTGACGTTATCGGAATTTGCGAAACATTTGCAACATACGATATTGAGTATATTGATAATATGCCTGATCCTATGGCCGCAAGGTTAAGAAAAGCGAAAAGGTATATTGAGGGGTTGGCGCAGACATTATGCTCTGCGTTCCTGTATTCCAACAATCAGGCAACTCCGAAAAAGCCGCATGGTATTGCTCCACGGCTTAACGCTACAGGCCGCTATGTTATTTCCAATGGCGGATCTTCAGCTCTTACATCCATCTATGTAATTAACTGGGATGAGGATACTGTATATGGAGTGTATCCGAAAAACTCGGAAGCTCCTAACGGAGATCCCTATCCGGTTATGCACAAAGATCTGGGTGAGAGAGTGGACGTGAATTCAAGCGGTAATAAGCTCAGGGTTTATGAGGACAACTTCAAGATGAAGGCTGGACTTGTCATTGAGGACAACCGGGCAATAGGTCGAGTCTGTAATGTCCCCTCAGCTACAGCTGCAACACAGACATGGGAAAACGATCTCATAGTCCTGATGGACAGAATGAAAACCGGACCGGGCACAAGGATATACATGAATGAAGCCATGATATCCGCTGCCAGAATCAGGATGAAGGACAAGAACAATGTTCACTGGACTCCTGATGGTGGTAAGGGCCTATTCGGAGAATCTGTCATGAAGTTTGATGAAACTCCAGTGCGGAAAATTGATTCCGCAATCCTGCTGAACTCTGAAAGTTCGGTAACATAGAAAGGGGGCTAGGACTATGATTGATGCTCAGAGATTATTTTCAGATGCACAGGCAGTAGTAGTAACCATTGATTCAACAACTACTATTGATCTTGGCGCCCTTGTGGATGACCGGGGTACAGCGCTTACTGACAGGCATGGAACCATTTCAGATATGTGGGTCTATGCAATTGTTAACACAGCATTTACAGGCGGTACAAACATTGTTCCTAAAATGCAGGATTCATCCGATGATTCAACATTCGCTGATGTACCTGAAGTGGTGAACGCTGCTGTAGTATTGGCAGACCTTGATGCAATAGGTGATGTTCTTTTGAAGATAAAACTTCCTAAGAATGTTAAGCGTTACATCAAGCTTGTCTACACTGTTACAGGTACAATGTCCGCTGGTAAGATCGATGCTGGTCTTGCTTACTCATGGCATTTACCAAGGGTGCTGTTGCCTTAAATGAGTAAATATTAAAATCGAGGGGAGAGCTTAATTGTTCTCCCCTCAGATTAAGGAGGGTAAAGTGAAGAAAAGAATTTTAGATTATCTGATAATGTTTGTTCTTGTGATATTCGTATCTTCTGCTGCTGCTGTTTACCAGAATGATATTCATAAATTTGTAAGGATTGTATTTCCTCAGGTAACTTTTGGAGTGGGAGCTGAAATAGATCAGGGATTTACTCTTGATGGAAATACTGAAGATTTTTATGGATGTCTTGATGATTCTGCTGATACATTTATATTAGGGTTGGGTGCAGCTTGTGGAACTACCCCGGCTGTTACTATTTCGGATTCAGGGACTGCTGTTCCGACTGTAAAACTTACAGGACAGATTTCCCCTGTTGCTATTGACACTGGAGCATCAACTGCGATTACATTAACAGGTGCAGACTGTGGCTTAAAAACAACCATCAAAGATGCAACACCTACTATAGCGTATACATTGCCAGCCGTTTCTATTACTGGATGTTCATTTGAGTTTGTTCTGGGAATTGATATTACCGCTGATCATACTATTACAGCTGCAGCGGTCAGTATCATAGATGGTCAAATGGATATTAACGGTACTTACTTGCAATGTGAGAACGAAGATGCGTTTACCTTTAAAGCCAATGCCGCCCTTGTTGGTGCTTGGACAAAGGTTTATTCTGACGGAGTCAAATGGAATGTTCGCGGAGCTTCTACTGGTGGCACAAGTATAACTTGCACAACATAAGGTAAACAATAAATAAATTAAACGGAGGTATTTATGCCGGTATTCGTAGCCATTAAAGATAATTTCTGGCACACGCTAATCAAGGCAGGTCAGAAGATAGAAGCAACTGAGGAACAGCTTGATGAAGCATGTATTCGGGAGTTTTACATTACTCACGGTGAGGATGTTACAGAAGAACTGAAAAAGGTAGAAGTTAAGAAAAAAGAATTCAAAGAAGCGGATAAATTGAAACTCTTATTGGAAGAAGCGGGAATTGTTGTGGATAGTCGCTGGGGCCTGAAACGCCTGAGGAATGAAGTAAAGAAGAACAAAATTAAAACATAGAGGTAAGTTATGGCGGAGTCCGATAACATTCTGGAAGTAGCAAATGATGCTTTAATCAAGGTCGGTCAGAAACCCGTTGCTGCGTTAACTGACCGGCCTGATGATCTAAACCGGATCTTCTCTACACAACGGGATATTGTTCTCGCTATGGCTCCCTGGACATTTGCCATGAAGAGAAGCCGCTTAACAGCTGCGGGATTGCTGGATTGTTCAAGTAAGATCATAACAATCATCGGGAATACAGACCCTACAGCGGACACCATAGCAGATGATGGAACGGGATTTGTAACTGCTGGGTTTGTAGGCGGAGATAGAGCTTTGATTTCCGGCTCAGGCAATAACGTAGGATCTCATCCGATAGCTTCAGTTGTGGCGGCAACCCTTACCTCTGAAATCTATGGATCCCTTATAACTGAAACATTAACCAATGACGCAAATCTCAAGATCTATGCTCAGCCTGCTAATCGCTGGAGTTACAAATACGCAACACCTTCTGATTCTGTTCGGATATGGACTGTTAATGAGCGCACTGATGACGATCAAACATTGTGGGCGGAAGAGGGCGATTACGTAGTTACTAATGATATTGATAACGATCAGATTCATGTTAATTATATCAGTCAAGTATCAGATCCCGCTGATTGGAGTAAGCTTTTCAGGGAATGCTTAACTATCAAACTTGCTTCAGAACTCGCCATGTCTATTAAGGAAAGCTTAGATGAAAAGAAGATGTGGACAAAACATTTGGACTATAAATTAAAACAAGCTTTTGCCAGAAATGCTGATGATGGAAATACTGTTAAGAATATTGATACTTCCAGATCCAGTACCGGTTGGCAAAAAGCGGGGAGATAAAATGCCTTTAGGTGAACAACCATTAACAGAAGACGATAAAAAATACCGGGCCGAGTCTGACCTTGATGCTTTCAAGCGTGTTGAGGAAGTAAGGGTAGATCCTGAGCGCATGGCTATGATGGCCCAGTTAGTACAGAAGGAAAAGGTTGAGTTACAGAATATTGAACCGGCTTTGGCCCAGATGTTTCCTTCATTAATAATGTCCAGTAGAAATATCAATAAGGCCCATGGGGATCAAAGCCGTAGTGGTGAGGGCGGTCAAGGCCCTGGAGGTATGTAATTGAAAAGAGCGTTATGGGTTATTCTATTAATATTACTGCTCGTTATTCCTGCCTCAGCTGCAAAGATCTATGATATCTGGGAAGGTTTTCAGTCTGGTGAGCTTACCCCTTATCTCGATGGTCAAGTTGGTTTACAGGAATATTCTTCAGGTGCAAAAACCATGGAGAATTTCTTTCCGCGTGAACAGGGGCCGGTATCCAATAGATCTGGTTTTCGTTATGTAGCGGAAACAAAAACTTCAGCTAAACAATCGAGAATTATCCCCTTTGAGTTTTCAACTACTCAGGCTTATATTATTGAGCTAGGGGATTTATATGCTAGGTTTTTTGCGAATGAGGGGCAGATTCAAGATCCCGATGCTAATACCTTATTGCTTATCCATGCCAATGAACCTGATGCAACGGCTGGAACTTCGATTATTGATACGTCATCTACGGGTAGAATTCTGACAGCAGTTGCAAATGCTCAGACTGATGAGAGCAAGAAACAATTTGGGAACGCTTCATTCAAAACAGATGGTACTGGTGATTGGTTAACAGTTCCGAACTCAGCGGATTTTGACTTTTCGGGTGGGACTTTCACTTATGAATCTTGGGCATGGAATGATTTGACAGGTGGTGGGGCACAAAGATTATATTCTCAAGCCAAAGACGGAGCTACTTCAGATTATATTGAAGTAAATGTAATTTCAGATGGAACAATAACAGTACAGGTTAATAATACCTCATCTTCAGTTGTTACAGTAGTAAGTACCGCTGGTGCTTTTGTGGCAAGTACATGGCAACATGTGGCTGTTGTTGAAAACGGCAATGACTGGTTTATATTTGTCAGCGGAGTAGATAAGGCAGATACAGGCAATTCCGATACTTCAAGGTTAGCATCAGATGCAAACGAAGTTGTCATAGGTGGGTTCAATACTGGTTCGGGAATAACTGCTGGATGGAATGGTTGGCAGGATGAAATAAGAGTTTCTGATGTGGCAAGATACACTGCTAATTTCGTTCCCCAAACAGTTGAACACGGCAATGCTGGTGCATCTCCATATGAAATAGTTACAACTTATATCGAAGCAGATCTCGCTAGACTTCAATTTACCCAGTCCGGGGACACAATGTATATAGTCCATCCGGATTATCCACCCAGAACTCTTACTCGGACAGGACATGCTAATTGGACAATAGCTGATCTCGATATAATGGATGGGCTATTTTATTCCACTGATGAGATATCTGGATCCACAGTAAGCGCTGGAACATATAATGAAGCAAACTTAATTGACAATGATCTCACCACTGTAGGGCATACTCCAAATACCACAGGAGATGATTCAGGGGATTATTATCAATTTGTTTTTGCAGCAGCGGTAGACTTAGCCAAGATCCGCATCTATGTTGCAGGCGGAGCAGTCCAGGCAAATTTTAAAGTCCAGGTAGATCCTGATTCAGATCAGACTCATGATAATTATGAAGATGTTACTGGCGCAACAGTAACCATGGCAGATCAAGGGATCGGCTGGATAGAAATTGAATGGGAGAAATCAGATTATACAAATGCTTCTCAGGACTGGCGTTTAACATACACTTCCAATGCAATAACAGCTGGGAATATTAATCAGATTGAAACCTATTCCGTAAGTTATCCTTCATCATGGGGCGTAGGATCATTCCCTTCTTCAATAGTATTTTTTGAAAATCGTTTATGGTTTGCATATTTTCAAACTCTCTGGGCCTCAGCTTCCGGGGACTATAATAATCTGCGCATAGGATCTGAAGTTACAGATGCCATGGAGTACACAATTGGATCCGATAAAGTCAATACAATACAATGGCTATCTTCCGGTAATATTTTAGTTGCTGGTACTGCTGGCGGGGAATATAAAATCTCAGCTTCTAATGTTGATCAGGCTATTACTCCGTTGAATTTAAGAATAGTTAAACAATCATCATATGGATCTGAACCGCAAATGCCGGTGCAGGTTCGTGATGTTGTCTTATATCTCCAGCGGAACGGTAGAAAGATCAGGGAATTCACATATGAATTTCAGAGGGATCTATACGTTTCCCCGGATCTTACCCTTCTCGCTGAGCATGTAACTGAAAGCAGGATTAAATCCATGGCGTATCAGGCGGAACCCTTTTCTATTCTTTGGGCAGTTCGTAATGATGGGGACATAGCCGCCATGACTTACCGGCGTGAACAGGGAAGCGTTGGCTGGAGTAGGCACACAACTGATGGGGATTTTGAATATGTAGCAGTTATTCCCAGTATAGATCAGGGGAATGATTATGATGAATTATGGGCAATTGTTAAGAGGACTATTAATGGATCAGTTGTTAGGAATATTGAATTACTTCAGCCTGTATTTTCCAGAACAGGCAGCATAGAAGATGCGTTTATAGTAGATTCAGGATTTACTTATGATGGAGTACCTGCAACGGCAATGTCAGGTCTATCTGCTCTTGAAGGGGAAGAGGTGTCTGTATTGGCCGATGGGATATCAGTAGGCGCCACTGGATGCAGCTCTGCACAATGTACAGTTTCATCCGGGGCAATAACATTAGATACTGCGGCTTCTAAAGTTCACATAGGGATGCCATATATTTCAATTTTACAAACAATGAGATATTCAGCTAATTCTTCAGCGGGCACTGTCCAAGGGAGAAAGAAGAGAATTAATCAGGCGGTATTTAGGTTACTTAATACAAAGCAATTTAAGTTTGGCAATAACACAACAACTCTCAATGAACATACATTTGATTCTTTATTCTCAGGAGATTGGAGATTGGAACTCCCTAAGGATCATAATCTCGAAGGTTATGTAGTAATTAAAAATGATCAGCCTTTACCGATAACAGTAATTGCAATTATGCCGGAGGTAAATATACCATGATATTACAAAGTAGGTTCGATACAATTAATAAGAGAGGCTGTAGACCGGAACATCGGGAGAGGAATTTCATTGGTATTCTCGGAGCAATTCTAGGTGCGCTTGGCGGAGCAACCATACCCTCAGCTGTTACCTTTGGGACAATTGCTTTAGGCGCGGGTATCGGCCTTGCTGCTGGATCTCAAATAGATGCTGGAATTGCCAGATCAAACATGGCTGATCTAAACGCATTAAACGCTAAAAGAAATGCAGAGTTGACAATATCAAAAATCAGTTTGCAAAAGGATATCACAGACCTTACATTAAAACAGCATAAGGACAAAACCCAGAAACAGCTCAGGAAAATAGAACTAGCCCAGAATGTATCAGGTGCAGATCCTTCTTCTCCTTCATTTTTAATAACAGCGGAGAACTTTGCTGCTGATGCCCAGATAGATGCCTATGCTATTCAGGCCGCAGGATCAGCTGAAGAAGCTGCGCTGGTTGCAGAGAGAGCTGGATTTGAACAGGAAGCAGTTATTCAGGGAATGAAAAGAAAATCAGCCAGAACTTCTGGATTTGCCGGAGCCGGTGCAACATTATTAACAGGAGTGGGTAAATTTGCAGATGCAACATAAAGGAGAGCTATGCCGATAGTACCAGTAGATGAAAGCGTAGGGAAAAAACAATTTCAGAATGTAAAGGGTGGAGGGATCGGCACTCGTTCCGTGGATCCTGAAATAGCTGCGGCTCCATTTAATGCAGCTGCAAAGTTAGGCGCTGCTGCTGCTGGTTTAGGAGAGGCAATTCAAAATCGTCAGGCCCGACACAAAAAAGAAAATGAAGATAATTATGTAACCGAGTCTACCAATAGTTATAAGGAAACAATGCTGGGATTAATGTCCGATGAAAAGGTTAAATCCGGTAAAGATACATATGGAAATATCCAGCGATATGATGAGCTTGGACAGGAACATGCTGATATTTTCATGACGAAAGTTTCTGACCGGATTACAAATATGTTGAAAAGTAATTTTGCTACGGTTGATTTTAATAATCATAGTGCTTTGGCTTTACAGCAGGCTCAGGGGCGCAAAGACTATGCTGCAACGAACCGTGACAAGCGCACAGAGGTTGCTGGTAAGGCAGTTACATTAACTCCAACAAAGGGCACCTTGGATTCTGAATTAACAACTATTCTCAATGGTTATCAGGAAGATGTAAGATCCGGGATTATAAGTGCAGATGAGGCTCAGGCTTTATTTGATCAGGAGAAAGCTTTTTTGGCAAAACAGATGCTCGATACATTATCAGTTGATTCTCCTGAAACAGCAAAGGACATGATTGATACAGGGATCTTCAATGATTATTTAGACGGCAGTACTCTCCTGGAATTAAAAGGTAAGGCTGAAGCCATACAAAATGTTATTGAAAAGGACCAGCGGCGTGAAGCTGAGGAAGCCGAGAAGATCGAAAAGAAAGCAAAGAGGGATTTACATACTCAGTTTTCGTCTGATTTACAATTAGGTAAATATGAAAGTTTAACCAAATTTGTAACTACCGTTGCTAAAAGTTCTCTTGATGGCAGCGGAGATTATGGAATGAATACTTTATTTGTCAAGGGAAATACGTATTTTGAAAATAAAAGTAAAGATATCGATCCCCATACTCAATATGATCCAGATCAGGTTAAAGCTTTTAATAATGCTTTTAAGGCTCTTGCAGATAATCCGGGCGTAATATCCCTTGATACTCTCAAACAAGCGATTACAAACGCTTGGGGTGAAGGTTTAAATGGTGGAATCAATCGAACTCAATATGAAGGATATATCAAGCGTCTTGATGCGATTGAAAAAGCCCAGGACAAAAAAGCAGATCCAATGGAGAATGATGGATACAAGGCTGGTGTGTCTGTTATAACTTCTGGCGGTGCGAGTTCATTTCTTCCTCTGGATAAAACTAACCATTTGATAACCTGGGCCGATGCTTCTCCGCTTGAACGTCAAAAAGCTACATTTAAAATGATAGAAGCTGAAGAGAAATATAAAACCTGGTGGCTGGATAATCCAAATGAAGATCCCATGAAATATATCCGGGAAAGAGTTGAACCGCAGCAGAAAACTGAGAAGGAAGGGAAAATCAAAGCTTTTTTAAATGAATTCTTTGGAATAGCTGGGGTAAATGAATAATGGCTGACTTGGATATAAAAACAGAAGATAAGGCTTTCAAGGTTCAATTTACTAAAGGACCGGAACCTGCTCTCTGGCAGAAATTCAAAAACTCTATCACTCCCGGTATAGATCCTGAACGAGCTACAAGGGCCTTAATTGATTCTGAAGCTTTGGGGATATCCCCTTCGGATGCTTATAATTTCCAGGACAATTTAAATGATGTTGAAAAAGGGGATCCCCGGTTAAAGAATCTCAGGATGTCTACTGGCGAGAGAATTAATGCTCGTTGGGACAATGGAGTGCGTCATGCCAAAAAAGGGGCCCTGGGATATAACATGATATTCAATGATGATCCCGCCCTGGAAGAAGCAATTATCCAGCTCGGAGAAGATGATCAGATCCTTCATAATAATTTAGTTGAAAAAGCAATCGGGGCTTCAGCTGAAATGTTACCTATAATGATACAAGGGATAGGAGAAGGAGTAGAAAAGGGATTGATTCTGGGCGGAGGGGCCGCAGCTATAACAGCAATTGCTGGCCAGGCTGGGCCGCAAATCGCAACTCCTGAGGAATTAATTACCGTTCCCATAGCTTTCACATCAATGTTTACCGTAGGAACCACAGCCGGGACCTTGGAAAACATAATGAAAGTTGAAGCTGGCCTGGGATTCTTGGATATCCGTAGTTTAAAGGATAGTGAGGGCAATCAGATAGATCCCTTCATAGCGAAAACAGCAGCTCTGGGCATAGGATTAATCAACGGGGCCATAGAGGTAGCTCAGATCAAAACGCTCTTAAAAACTATTCCTGGGGGTGAGAAGCTGTTTCGACAGGGGATAAATGAAGTTACCAGGGATTTACTTACCCAGGGATCTATAAAAAGTATCGCTTCTAAATATTTAGCTAAATATGCGGGATTCATAACAACTGAAACTGCTCAGGAGCTGGCCCAGGAGTCCACAAATATATCAATTGAAGCTCTATCTAAATGGTTGAATAATAAATTAAAAGGTACTGATTTCAAGCAATCTACATTGAATTCTATATTTAATCGTCTTGCCGAAACTGCTGAGCAATCAGTTTTATCCTTTGCGGCTTTGGGCGCTCCAGGTACCGTAGTGTCCTTCGGCAGGGAAATTGGAGTGGATCTTTCTGAAGAAGCGGGCGGCGGGGAATTCGGTAAAAAATTCGATTCTCAAAAACATTCTCTTAAAGACTTCATTGAATCAAAGGGGGGACTGAATTTATCTAAAGAAGGACTGGGCGGGCTGGAAGGTGAGTTGAATATTGTTGCAGAGGAACCGGGCGGCAAGAAATTAATCAAAAAAGATAAGGGATTGTCTGTTGACGATATGTTACAACAAGCAATTGATGAGGGGTTTTTAGGTGAAGAAGCTACCCCGTCTGATTTCATAGAAGCTCTTACCGCAGATCTCCGGGCAGAAGGTACTGAGGGTAGGATATTCTCTTCTGTTAGGGATCCTGGAGCTGGTATAGAAGCTGGAGCTGAGGCTTTATTTGAAGCTGAAGAGGGTCTGGGAACTCAGGTAAAGGAGAGATTAGAGAAGCAGCTTAAATCTACTCAGCAGAGGTTGATTGCTGCTAAAGAAGAATTGAAGGAAGAACGTGGAAATTTAAAAGCAATTGCTCAGGCCCGGAAAACCGAAAAGGAAAAAGCAATTGCTGAGGAAAAGTTGTTATCCAAAATCCAAATAGCTACCGACAAAATTATAATTGAGGAAAGAGCTGAACAGCGTATCCAGGCAGCAATTAAGAAATCAGAGAAGAAAATAACTAAAGAAAAGAAGAAAACTGAGAAAATTATCAGCAAGACTGAAAAGAAACTATTAAAACAGGAAGCTAAATTACAAAAGGAATCTGAAGATCTTCAGGCGAAGTTTAAGGGGAAAACCGAAAAGGAAATTACCAGATTCAAAGAAAAACAGGCTCAGCTCAGAACTGATAAGGACATTCTCAAAAAGCGTAGGAAAACTATCAGCTCTATAATGTCTGAATTGAACCTGGAAGAAAAAGATCTCCGGGCTATTTCCAAACGGGATATCCGTTTGATGTCTAATTATGAATTCAAGAGATTTGCTGATGAGATGAGAATCAAGGCGTTACAACATGCTGAGAAGCTTCAGGCGAAAGCGGAAGTTATATTTACAATTAATGATATGAATCTCCACAAATGGCAGAACTACCAGAAAGCTTTGGGATTACCGGCTATAAGTAAAATGTCCACTGAAGAGTTACAGCAATTTGGCGCAGCGCTTGAGGGTTTTGAAAAGGATGATGTATTTTTGGGGCCGCGTACTCTTGAGGTAGTAGATCGGACTCCGCTTAAAGGTATCCGAACCTGGAGGCAAGCAAAGGAGCATTTGGCTAAGCGGACAGGAGTTACCGTTGAGGAACTATCCAAAATAAAGGTATCAGAGCTGGATGATTTCCGTTGGGATACTTCTCTATCTGAACGTAACGCTTTCTATGAAATGCTGGTTGAAGAAACAAATAAGTCTATGCTGATCTCAGGTGCTGCTTATCTGAACATCGAGAAAGAAGCTTTGAGGTTGGCAGCTGCTTCCAACAAATCCAGAGGGGTAGGGATCAAAGGTAAATTAATTCCACAAGATCCACAGATATTTGATTACCTTGAAGCTGATGAAGAAATAAAAGTTGACTTGGCTAAGCATATGACACCGGAACAATTGAACTATGCGGAATTCATTAAAAGCAAATTCTCTGAAGCTCTGGATTATTTGGTATCTAATAAAACAATAACAAAGGGGAGAGAAAATTACTTTGTACATATCCGTAAATCGTTCTTTGAAACTTTAACTACCGATGGATTGGGATCTGCTGTTGCGGGTATGTTCAAACATTACGCTGAGGATGAATTAGTGTTCAAGGTACTCGATGAGGAAACAGGGAACATACTTCCATTGGAAAAGTTCTTCCAATTCAGCTTACCCAGGACAGGCGAACTGGAACCTACAAGAAATATTACAAAAGCTTTCCTTGTTTATATGAGGGCAATAGAAAAGAAAAAGGGACTGGATCAAATTACTCCAATGTTAGACATTTATGCTCAATCCCTTACTCCACAGAAAATGACTCCCAGAGGTTTGGAAATGGATCGGGACCTCAAAACCTTTCTCAATAAATGGTTGAACAATAAACGTGGCCGGCGTGTACGCTGGGTAGCAAAACAGGGTGGTAAGATTGATATGGGAATCAGAACTATCCGTATGATGACTTCTCTTATAGATCTGGGCTGGAACATAGGCGCTGGAGTAGCTTCAACGGTGGGTGAACAGGCTATGACATTTCAGAGCTTAGGTGCGAAGATCTACGGAAAAGGTTTAAAACGCATGGCATCCAAACAGGGTCAAAAGGTTGCAGCTCAATATCAAAACCTTACTGATAAATCTGCATGGCATGAAATCGTAGAAGCCGATAAAGAGGTAAGTGAAAGATTGATGGAGGGACTGTTTATATTGTTCAAAGCCTCTTCAGTCCGGGCGAACAAAATCCATTTACTCGGATCCATGACAGATCAGGAATATGCTTCTGGGGAAATTAGTGTTGAACGGTTAGCTGGGATCAAAACAGAAATGGGCAGGTATCGTCACATAACCGGATCCGAGTCAATAATAGGATCTACCACAGCGGGAAGTGCAGCATTACAGTATAAGAAATGGGCGGTCCCCCCACTAAGGACTACAGTTAAGAATTTAAATATCTTACGTAAAGATCTTGCTGCCAAAAAGCCAGGTGAAGCATTGACTTCTAAAGAAGCAAAAGAACTGTATAGGGCAGTTGAAACTACGGCTATCATCCTGGCTGTTGGCGCACTGGTTATTGCTGATAGTGAAGAAGAGAAAAACAACTTCCTTATTAAATTAAAACATAGAATCCACCGGGAATCCATGACGTTGCTTGGCAGTATAGATCCTGAATTAATATCTGGTGTACCCAGGACATTACAGTTCATAGCAAAACTGGGACAGAACATAAAGTCCCTTATATTATTAGAAGAATATAAACGTAGGCCGCGTAAGGGAGAACTCAAGGGCATTGCTGGAATTAAAAAACAATTCACTCCTGTTGCTATCAAGCAGTTTCAGGGTAAGAAAACTAAAAAACAATCAAGAGAAACAGCCGGAGAATCGGTATTTTAATGGAGGTGGTTATGAAAAGAGTATTAACATTATTAATTGTAATTTTATCATTATTATTTGCAGGGGAATTATTTGCTGCTTCATGTACCAATGGAACGGTAACCAAAACAATTAAATCTTCCACGGCAAGAATGTTAGTTGTGCAGTATGATATTGATTCAGATGCTTCCGGGGATGTATCAGGGGGAACGAACTGCGAGATAGATATTGAGAAAAGATACTTATATAAGGTTGAGATATGGCCGGACACTGGAGGGACAATACCTTCCCCTCTTTATGATTGCAGATTCAATACTCCACTGGGGGTTGACATTATGCAGGGAGAGTTACAAGATCTTCCCCAGCTCAATACTGTATCAACTGGAACAGCTACTCCATTGATCGGAGGCGCTGCCATAGCCAGTTATGGATATGAAAAGCTGGATATTGTTTGTGCCAATATGGGGGATACTCAGGGCACAACAATGGACATACACTTCTATAAGGAATAGAGATGAAGAGAATATTACTATTATTATTATTGATTCCATCACTAGCTTTGGCCGGTGGTGGTTTCAAGCATACCCATAATTCATCCGGTGATATAATAAGCCCGGCCACTGAAGATAAGCAAGATGATGTAATAACTGAACTTCGGGGCATACCTAAAACAGCTTTTGGTGAAGTTAGTGTTGCTGAATTAACGCCTATAGTTCAAATTCATTCAGCTTATAATATCAATACTAGAATTTTGGAGGAAAGAAATAATAACGGGGTATCCTCTATATCTAATAACAAATTTCAAGTTTCAACGGGAGCTAGTGCTAATCAATCTTCAGCATTATTATCAAAAATAGCAGTAAAATATAATGCTGGTCAAGGTGGTTTATGGAGAGGCACGGCTGTATTTACAGCTTGTACTGCGAACTCAACTCAATATATAGGTATAGGAACATCTTCGGAAGGATATTTTTTCGGATGTAACGGTGATACGTTTGGAATACTGAGGAGACAAGGCGGCTCACCTGAAATAAGAACTTTAACAATATCGGCAGGGGCTACTACAGCAGAAAACATAACTATTACTTTAGATGGAGACGCCGATGCGACGGTGGCTGTTACCAACACAGGAGATATTACACTAACAGCCAATGAAATAGCCGCACACGATTTTTCCGATTTAGGGCAAGGCTGGAAAGCTCATTCTATGGGGGCTAATGTAGTATTTGAGTCTTACAACGCAGTCTTACAGACAAGCACTTATTCGTTAAGTGGAACAGCTCCGGTGGCAGGAACATTCGCTCAGAGTGTAGCTGGTGTGGTTCCTACTGAAACGGTTGTTGCTCAGACCGCTTGGGATACAGACCGCTTCTTATTTAGCACAGACCCATCTAATAGCCCAGCAGGTGTTACCTTAGATCTTACCAAGGGAAATGTTTATCAGATTAGATATCAATGGTTGGGATTTGGATTGATTTCTTTCTTTATAGAAGATCCAGATGACGGCGATTATCATTTAGTTCATAAAATAGAATACGCTAATGCCAATACTATTCCTTCGTTAGATAATCCTACCTTGCCTGTGTGTATAGCAGTAAAAAATACAAGCAATACCAGTGACATAGTTCTACAATCGTCTTCCATGATGGGGGCTATTGAAGGAAAAGATTTAGAGGAAGGGATAAGAAATAATATTACCGCAGAAGATACTGGCACGGGAACCAGTGAAACTCCCATATTTTCAATTCATAATCACACTATTTATCAGAGTAAAATCAATCGGGTAAGAGTAGAACTTACAGTCTTCACTGCTTCGATTGATTCTACCACTGCAAACAAACCATCAACAATAAGAATAAGACTGAATCCTACGCTCACGGGAGCTTCATTCTCTGCTGTTGATGTCAATACATCCGTTGTTCGAACAGATACAGCGGCCACTGCGGTTTCTGGTGGCGATATTATATTTTCACAAATTATAACTGAGGGAGCTTCTCCTATAATTGATTTTACTGAGATAATGGATAAGCTTAATCCCGGAGAAACTGTTACCGTTAGCCTTGAATCATCAAGCGGTAATGTGGATAGTGTTATATCAATGAATTGGAAAGAACTATTTTAAAAGGAGAGAGATTATGAAAAAAAGAATATTTATGACATTGGCGATATTATTATTTGCAGTAAATGTTTGGGCTTGGCCGCCGATGGGTGGGGATTGTACTAAGGATTGTACCCTTGGAGGAACTACAGATATAACCGGCAATCTCACAGGAAGTGTTAACAGTGGCGCGACTATTGTTATCTGTTCTTCAACCGCCCATGCAAACTGGAAATGTGATTATACTGCTGACGGTACAGATGATGATGTACAGATTCAAGCTGCTATTGATGAACTTGAGGCGGCGAGTGACACAGGCGGGGGGAAGATCCAGTTCACAGAGGGAGAATTTATAATTGGTGCTCAAATAGATATAGCTAAAGGTAACTTATTGTTGTCTGGTATTGGGCCTAATGTTGATGATGCAACTGGCTGGGCAACTCAGTTGAAAGCAAAGAATAGTTTAAATGATGATATGTTTTTGTTAAAAAATGATGGTACGAAGCATAGGTACTTTAACCGTTTTGAGTTTATGAATATAGATGGGAATCTAGGAAACAATACATCTGGAAGATGTATAGCTTCTGACACAAGTGCCACAGGCAATAAAAATTTCAATGATGTTCATTTATCATATATGTTTATTG